CGTTCCGCTCCCGGCCAATTTGCGCCGGCGGGCTGCTTCGCCCCGCGATGCCAACGCCTCATCACCCATTCGGGAGTAGCGCCGCTCTGCACCCGGCCTGATGTGGCTGACGACGTTCCGGACGCCGGCATGGGCCTTCAGCCAGACGAACCAGGCGTAGGCGGTGGCGGACCTCGCCTCCGGGTCCCAGACGCCCTCGATCATGGGCACACGATCGGCGAAGGGGCAGATCAGCACCGGCGCGCAATCGGTGGAATAGACGGTTCTCCAGCGCTCGCCGCCTTCCAGCCATTGCAGCCGCAGAAGCAACGCGACGCCGACGCGGGCGATGTCCAGCGCTCGGAAGAGGAAGGCTTCGCCGAGGGTGAAGGGCGGGTTGGTGATGATCCAGTCCACCGGCCAGGGCGCGTCTGCCGCACTGGCGAAGGTGAAGTCGAGGCCATGCCGGTCGCCATAACCCCAATCGTGCACGTCGCTGGCAAAGACCCGCGCGAAGTGCTCGGAACGCGGCGCGGCCATGTGGCCGCCGCCGCAGGCCGGCTCCCAGCAGCTCATATCGGGCGTTGCCCAGCCCTCCGGTGCCAGCTTGTCCCCGATCAAGGCTCGCGTCGCCCAGGGCGGCGTCGGGAAGAACTGGAGGCTGTCGACGGGCCGCCGGCTCGCCTTCACCGCAGTCGAACGGTTGCCGGCGGTCACTGGCCGTCCCCCCGTTCGCGGATCGGCCAGCGCGGTTCCAGCGCGGTGACGACGGAGATCTCGCTCGCCTCGTGTCGCAGCACCAGCTTGACGTTTTCGATCGTCACGCCGATGGCGCCCAGCCGGGCGGCGTTGACGGCGCGGCCGGCGAGGTGGCGCCGCACCGCTTCCACGTCGAGACCGTGGGCGCGCTCCAGGTAGCGCAACACCGCATGGTCCGTGACGTGGACGAAGGGTCTCATCGGCGCATCGCCCTGATGCGCTCGCCCAGCGTGTTCATGATGCCGGCCCACTCCCGTGCGGTCATCCGAGGGAGCGGATTGAAGGCGCGCTCCTCGACGAAGCGACGGAAGCCGCCGAAGCCGGCCTCGGGATCGAGGAGAGGCGGATCGGGATGCAGGATGTCCCACTGTGCGAGCGCGATCTTCGCGCCGGGTAGCCGCTGCCAGGCGGGCTTGTGGTCGCCATCGGTCCAGTCGACCTTCGCCTCCCGCGCCATCCATCCTTTCAGCGCCTCGACAGCCTTGCGGGCGTCGGCGGGATCGCGGAGGAACCGCGTGTGCTCGATCCCTGTCTGGCGCTTCACGAAGGACAGCATGGCCACGTCGCGGCGATCGCGGACCAAGCCGAGATTCCAGGCCGCGATCCAGAGCGCTTGGAGCTTCTTTGCGAACGGCCCTTCAAGGCCCTTTCCGGCCCGCTTGAAACCCTGCCGCCGCAGCTCGTCGACTACGCGCTGGCGCTCGGCCTCGGTCATGTCGCCGGCCGAGGCCTTGCCGGCCACGCGCATCAGCACGGCGCGGTAGGTCTCGTCATCCAGCCCGAGCTGCTTCTTGGCGACGTGGATGGCGGCGAGCGCGTTCATGACGCGCTCCTGGCGTTAGCGGTCGCGGAGTTCCTCCGAGCAGCGCTCCAGCTCTTCGACCAGAAGGGAGATAAGAACGGAAAGCTCCGAGCCTCGGATGGAATTGCGGTCGCCGGCCTCGGCGAGGAGGTCTGACAGCGCCTTGAAGGCGAGCACCGCGTATTCGAGGCGGTAGAGTGGGTCCAGCTCTTTTTTTGGGGGCTTCGGCATCGGCTCTCGGCTCCGCGATTCGGGACCCGGCCGCTGGCGGCCGGACGAACGCGGGTTGGTAGACCGCATGGAGACGGCGAGCCTTTCGGCTCCCCGCGCCGCCCGACCAGGGCACTCCATTGCGGGCTACCAATCCCGGCTTCGCCTTTTTCGCGAAGCGCCACATAGATAGAGCGACGCACAAGCCGCTGCAACCAGCACTGGGCGTCTCCCCTGTGGGCGACCTGCCTTGCCTGTGGCATGCCTCAATCCTCCCTCTTCGGCCGGACGGTCAGCTCGAGGCCGAGCACGTTCAGCGCCGCGTCGAGGTCGGAGACGCGGGGCTCGCTGCGATAGCGCCAGTCGGAGATTGTGCCGCGGCGGAAGCCGGCGCGGTCGGCGATCTCGGTGATCGTCGTCTTCTGCCGGTTCAGTTCCTGGAACAGCCGGCGAACCAGCGGATGGGTGTGCCGCGGGATCGGCAGCTTGCCCCGCCACCGCGTCCCGAGGCGGTTGCCGCAGCGGTGACTGTTGGCGGTCCGGGTCACTTGTCGTCGCTCCCGTAGAACGGCAATGCCAGCGGCCTTTGCTGTCCGATCGCGCGCTGCGGTTTGGCAGCCCCGGCCTTTTCTGCGCGTTCCTCTGCGAACTTCTTTTGCGCCTCGCCGAGCTCGCGCAGGAAGAAGCCCAGCGTGGTCGGATCGGTCACCTCGAACTCGACTTTCACTACGGTCTTCGTGCCGGTTCCGGACACGCCATATTTCCGGATGGCCATGTGATCGCGGTCGATCCAAAGCGAGGTCATGCCCGGCCTCCGATCGCCCTCGGCCCTTCGGCGCCGGCGACGCCGTGGGCCAGCGTGACGCTGTCGCCGGCGATGAAGCCCGCGACAGCGGCCGCGCTGTGCCGCAGCTCGCGCTTCGGCTTCGGCAGGTCGACGGAGCCGGGATAGCGCTCCATCAGCGCTTGGTCGGCTTCGTCGCGATCCTCGCGGCTGATCGTGGGACCGAAGATGTCCAGCAGCCGATAGGAAAGCCGCGTCACCATTCCCCCGACGAAGGCGGCCGCCATCTGCCGTTTCGTCGCCAGCGACCGCTTGCGCCGGTAGGCCGGGCCGGTCTTGAACCGCACCAGCTCGCGGTCGATCGCCCGCTCGCAGACATCGCGGAGGTAGACGGCGATCTCCGGCCCCGGCTCTCGGCCGACGAAGGAGACCTCCTGACCGCGCTCGCGGTGGATGACGATCGTGGCGGTGTTGGTGCAGTGGGCGATCACAGGCCAGAGCCGCGCCTTCTGGCCCTGCCCAGCCTGGCGGGAGCGAGACGAAGCCTCGTCGATCGTCACGTCCGCCTCGCTGATGCCGTGGTCGCGCATGAGTTGCGCAGCCTTCTCGGCTGCGGCGAGCGCTTCCGCTTCGGTGCAGCCGCGGGCGGCGGTCATTTCGCGCAGGCGCTTGACGCGCTCGCGGGCCTTGCGGCGGGCGTCGCTCATGGCACCCAGCCCTCCAGCAGGTTGCGGATTGCGCCGTAGACCTGACCACGCTCGTCGGCAAAGTCGTCCTCGATCTCCATAACCATCTTTGCCGCGTCGAGGAGTTGCTCCAGCACGTCGACGCCACTGAAGCGGTCGGGATAGCCGTCGCCCTCGCGGGTGAAGCGGATCAGCTCGGCGACGGCCGAACTGGCGCCCATCGCGGCCGCCAGCGCCAGCCCCTGATCGCCCTTCGGCGCGCAGGCCGAGCAGAGGTCGTGCTCGACCCAATGGCACGGACCGTCCTCGGTCTGGCAGGCGGCGAGGTCATGGCAGCCGCAGACGTGGCACTGGCGCACCGCGTCCATCACGCGCCATCCCGCGGCTCAATCGGGACGGGTCCGGAGCCGGCGAGGTTGACCGGATCGTCCCCCGCGAGGAACGCAGCGACCAGCCGGTCACTCTGCTCCGCGTGCTTCCTCACTTCCTCTGCCAGGTCGCCCAGGACACGGGCAGCGCTGTGCGGGGCGCCGTCGTCCAGATAGGCCATAGCCAGCTCGGCCTGCTCGCGGATGCGGTTGAACAGGTTCATATCCGCCCCCTACGCCTTCGCCAGATCGATCGTGATCGGACGCCACTCCCCCTTGAAATGTTCGCGCTCGTAGAAGCGGACATATTCTCGCGAGCCGACCACCCGCATGGCATCGCGGATCGCGTCCTGGGCGCGCCGCCAGCGTTCGTCCTCAATGTCGAGCCGCAAAAGTGTGAAGATCTCCGCGCGGTTGATCTGCCCCTCCTTGTCGGTGTTGAAGGCGCGGGTGACGACGGCGCGGATTTCCGGCCTCGCGTCGTCGGACCATTCGTTCAGGCACTCGTCGATCAGGCCCTTGGCGATCTGAAGTTCCGGGCCGAAGTCGATTGTGTCCGACACCTGGACCTGGACCTTCAGGAGCCCGTCGAATGTCTGATAGGTCCGGTTGCCCTTGGCGCCGCCGCGGCGGCCGCCGTATTCCTGCTCCAGCAGCGCGTCGAACTCGCCCAGGTCGGTCATAGTGTGGCCGCGGAAGCGGGCGATCTGGGCCGATAGGCTGCGGGCGAAGCCGATGATCTTGCGGACCGTCTCGTCCTCCAGCTTATGCTGGGGCTTCACCAGCTCGACCGGCACGAACGCGCCCTTGGCATCCGGCAGGTAGGACTTGCCGTTGATGATGGTCGTGCCGTCCTCGGCGACGGCGGCCGGAGTGTCATGCGTCATGCTTCGTCTCCTTCGGTTCGCCGCGGATCGCGGCCATCAGGGTTTCGATTTGCGCGGCCTGGCGCTCGATCGCGAAGGCGGCGGCATCATCCGCCGGCAGCCTCATGGCGCGCACGAGGAGGTCGGCCTCCAGCGCGATCGCCCAGAAGCGTTCGGTGGCGTAGGCCAGCGCCAGCACCTCGGCCGCGCTCGCGGCGATCGCATTGCGCCGGGGGTTGGCTATGATCCGGCCTGCCGTCTCGATCACGTCGACCGCGTCGGCCGCGGCCAGGAGCCCGGCGTTGTCGCTCATCGCTTCGGGAGCCTCGTCAGGAGGATGATCTTGAGGGCGCGCGCCTGGCGCTCCAGGGACTGGCGCGCGGCGATCTCGCCGCGCGTGTATTTGACGGAGTCGAGCCGGCCGACCGCCTCCGCAACGCGCTCGGCCGCCGACATCAGCTCGGGGTCGGGCACGTAGACAACGCGCGGCTTGAGCTTCGCGCGCGCCTCCGCGAGGTGCTGCTCGATCAGCGGGGACAGTCGTTCCGCGATCCGCTTTCCGGGGCTGTCGGCCGGCATCGTCATGTCCGCTCGCCCTCCGGCTTCAGGGCGGAGTGCGGGCATCCCGCGCGGCAGGCCCGGTAGACCGCCGCGCGGACGGACGAGGTCGCCGCGAAGGGCTTCTTCTGCCACGCCAAGCACTGGTCGCGGCCGATCTCGCCGAGCACCGGGCAGTTGACGACGTGGCCCATCAGGGCGCCGCGGACCGTCTCCTCGACGCGCCCCATGTCGCCGCGATAGCAGCCGTTGATGACGGTCGAGATCGCGCTCGCCGAATAGCCGACGCGCCTCTCGGCGCCGCGCAGTCCGTCGCGATCGGCGAGTGCCGCCAGCTCGGCCACCCAATCGGGCACCTCGCCCCAGGCGTCTGCCGCCTTCTCCGCCATCGTCTTTCCGGTCCGGCCCGCGCCGGGAGCAGGCCCGCGGTTCATGGCTGGACCTCTTCCGCGAGGGTCTCGCCCATGACGCTGTGCCGGTTCTGGTCGAAGACCAGCTTTGCCCGCAGGATCATCGGCGGCAGCGGTCCGGTATTCATCGACGGCTTCAGCCGCCATCGGCTGCCGTTCCGGCCGCGATCGGCCGCCGTGAGATAGCCTGCCCCGTTGAGCGTCTTCACGAAGCTCTTGGCCGTCTGCAAAGGCACCGGCACCTCGTCGGTGGACGCATAGGCGGCGAGGTCGCGGCAGGTGAAACCGGAGCGGGCCATCGGTCCCCGCATGAAGTTCCACATCTGCTGCTGGCTCGCTCGGGCGCGCGTCGCGCGCCCCTCCCGATCAAGGGAGGGCCGGCGGGCGGGCGACTTGAGAAGCCGCCAGAGCTTCGCGGGCGTCGCCTTCGGGCCGTTCGTCTCTTGCAGCCCGGCAGCTTCGATGTAGCCTGCCTTCTCCAGGCGGCGGAGGAAATCATTGAGCGTCCCCCGCTGGGGTTCGTTCGACAGGTCGAGCACGTCGCTGGCGGAGAACGTGCGTCCGTTGGCGCCGATCTCCCTGATGACCCGCCAGTAGTGATCCTGCCCCCGCTTCAGGATGGCCGCGGACGATACGGATAGCTTGAGCACGAGCGACATCAGGCGGCACCTCGCAAGCTTGCGCGTTGGAACCGCTTCGGCGTCTCGCCGGTGAAGATGCGCCCCTGGTAATTGCCGAGGTCGAGTGTCTGGAGCCCCGAGTTTGACGCGAAGGCCGCGGCCGCGTTCAACGTCGTCGCGATGCGCCGGGCCTTGCCGTGGGTCTGTTCACGGATATCGTCTAGCAGCTCGTCGCTGATCGACAGCTTCGGGTAAAGGAACCGCGCCAGCGCCCGCGTATCGTCGAGGTCGCAGGGCTGCGCGAGCACCCAATCCAGCACCCGGTTGTGGACTCGCTCATAGGCCTCCAGCTTCTGCGGAAGCAGCTCCTCGCCGACGAGCAACACCGGCACCTGGGCGGCCTTGTTGAGGTCGCGGACCAGCTCGATCATCCCCTTGTCGACGAGCTTGTCCGCCTCGTCGATGATGACGGGACGTGCCGGATCGTCGCCCAGGCGGGCGATGATCTCGTCCATCATGTCGCCGATCGTGCCGCGCGGCCGGGCCACCCCGAGTTCGGCCAGGATCGCCTGGCAGAACTTCTTTCGGGTCCAGAAGTCGAAAACTTCGATGAAGAGCGCGCCGGTCCGGTTCCAGCAATATTGCGCCGCCATCGTCTTTCCGTAGCCGCTGAAGCCCGAGAAGACGCCGATTGAGGGCAGGTGTGCGGGTCGATGGATAAGCGCGTCGACCAGCGCGAGGCACGAGGCGACGTTCTTGAGTGGGGCCACCGAGCCCGGCTTAACGGTATGCGAGTTGCCGTTCATGTTGCCTTCCTTTCGAGCGGTCGCCCCCCGGCGGCCGCGTGTTGCCGTTTTCTTCAGAGGCGCATTGCCTCGACGCCATACTCGTCCACCATCGCGCGCATCGCGCGGTATTCGGACCCGCTGCGGTAGCCGCCGAGCCAGATCAGGTCCTCGCTGCGCAGTTCCTCACCTGCCGCCAGGCGCTCCTCCAGGTCGAGCGCCCTGCGGAACCTCTGCTCACGGGTTTCAGGCAGTCGGGCGATTTTTGCGGGCGGAGGCACCGATGGAGCCTGCGGTGCTGTCTCGGCCAGCATGGCCCGGTGCAGCTCCGCCGCCCGGTCCGATAGCGCGGGAGCCGAGGTCGGCGCGGCGGCATCCGCCGCGGCTGTCAGCGAGGGCGTGTCGACCTGGATCGCACGCGGCGGGAAGGCGACGAGGCTGGCGGTCCGGCGGCCGGCTTCGTTGCGCATTGCGTCGGCGACGGCGCGCGGCCCGATCCTGCGCATTTCCCGCCGAATGTCGGCGATGCCCTCCTGGAGCCGCGCCTTCTGGGCGGCCTTGACCTTCTGGATCGTCTCGACCGGATCGAGCCCGGCGAGTTCCGGGCAGACGGCCTCGCCGAGATAGGTTTCCCCGTCCGGCTCGAAGAGGAGCACTCGGCCGAGGTCGGCGGGATCCATGCGGCAGAAGACCGTCGTCCCCGGCATGACGGCATCGGGCAGGTAGTGTGCGCCGTCGATGCGGATGCCCGTCTTCGTGACGGTCCGCAGCCCGTCGCGGCCGGGCACCGGCGCGAGCAGGATGTCGAGCGCAGCGACGTTCTCGATCCGCCGCACTTTGCCCTGATAGGCCGCGGCCGCCTCGAAAGGCGTCCTGCCGCCGAGACCGTCGTGTGCGGTGTGGGCGTAGATCGAATCCGTCCAGTCGTCGCACCAGGCCTGGAACTCGGCCAGGTCCATGTCGACCTGGAACAGCTCGGCCTCGTCGGCGCCGAGGCGGGCCGCGAAGGCCTTGCGCCCCTCGATCCGCTTGCGGTCGGCGACCGAGTGGCCGACGAAGCCCGGAAGCCCGGCGAGATCGCGCTGGAACGTGCCGATCGCGCGCTCGACCATTCCCTTCTCCTTCGGCGAGTAGGGCCGCGAGAAGTCGACTTCGATGTCCAGCGCGGCGAACAGCCGTTGCGTCGCATGGGCCGCGAAGTCGGAGCCGTTGTCGATCTTGATCGTCTCCGGGACGCCCCATGCGATGAAGCACTTGCGGGTGAGAAGGCCGACACCGGCGGCGCGGGGCGTCTTCGTCGCCAGCACCTTGGTCCGGCGCGAGAACACGTCGATCGCGAGGTAGATCGAATGGCGGCCGCCAGTCAGCATGACGTCGGCCGGCGACGCGTCGATCTGCCAGAGTTCGTTGAGCCGGTCGGCGCGGGCGGCATTGACGAGCGCGAACTCGGTCTTCGAGCGGTAGCCGTCCGGATCGGTGAGATATTGCAGCTCCGCCCGGTATTCCTCGCGCCACACCTTCAGCGTCTGCTGGAACGTGCGCAGCGGCGGCACCCGGAACTCCTTCCCGAAGGTGTCGGACACAAGAGCCCGCACGTGCTTTGCCGCCAGGAAGGGCTGCTTGGCGATCGCGGCGAGCACGAAAGTCTTCACCCGGCCGTCCAGCGCGCGGTCGAGCTGCCCGGTCCCCCGGCGCGCGTCGGCGGGATCGAAACCGAGCGCGTTCGGCTCGTCCCGCCGGGTCCGCCAGCGCGCCAGGGTCCGGACGCTCACCCGCCCAACTGCCCTGGTCACCCAGGCGGGAAGCTCGATTGAAGCCGCGTTGAACAGCTCGGAAAACAGGCTGTCTGCCGCGGCGACTGAAAGGTTCTGCTCACGGCGGAAGCGGTCGGCCAGCTTCAGCAGCACGAGGCGGGCGTCGCGGATTTCGCGGGCGCGCGCCGAGAGACGGTCACCCTCCAGAATTGCTGGCCGCAGGTCTTCGGCTTCGATGCGGAAATGGCGGGCGGCGAGCGCCACGCGGGCCGACAGGCGAAGGTTGTCGAGGTGATACTCGGTCCCGCCGCCGCCCTCGCGGCCGTGCCTGGGACGCGCCATATTGCGGCGCTCGTCCCAGCCCTCGCGGCGGATCAGCTTCAGCATGCCCGCCTTCGTCGCAGGTAGGTCGGACAGCATGCCGGCGGCCGCGAGATCGGCGAACTCCTGGGCCGTCAGCCAGACCTTCATCGACCGGCCTTCCATTTCGCCTCCACGGCCTGCTTGCGGCGCTGGATTTCGCGCTCGTGTTCCTCGATCAGGTGAAGTTCGATCAGGGAGCCGAAGCGCTCCGGCACGACGACGTGCTCGAAGAACTCGGCGACGAAGCCGAGGAGGTCGTGGCAGCCGGTCGCCATGATCAGCGCTATGAAGCGCTCCAGGCTGATCTTGTGGCTCTCCTTTGCCTCCGAGGCGTAGGCGTCGAGGGTCGCCTCGGAGATCGGGTAGCCCAGCTCTTCGCTCATCAGCCGGGCGACCTCGCTGCGCGGCTTGCCGCACTCCTTCAGTGCCAGCGCCACCGCGCGGCTGATGCGCGACGCGATGCGGTTGCCCGGAAGCTGTTCCTTCTCGAAGCCGACCGCGACGCGCGGCGGTTGCCAGTCGAAGAGGTCGGGGGTCAGGCGGTCTCGGCGGGTCATGGGCGCGCGCCCTCCAGGGCGGCCGCCGCGGTCTCTCGCGCGGCGATGATCAAGGCCAGCAAGGCTTCGTAGCTCTCGCCCTCCTCGGCCACAGTGAGGGCGGCGATCACCTCCAGCGCCCCGCGCACGCGGGCGGCCGGGTCAGGATTGTCGTTGGAACAGGCCGGACGGGTGGATCGGGGCGCGTTCATGGGCAAAAGCCCGGTCAGTCCCGACCGTCCGATGAAGCCCCAGTCGCCCGCCCGTTCCATCAGAACCAGCCCCTCTTTTTTGCGTGCTCGCGGATCGCTGTTTCGTGGGCGTCGAGGAAGTCTGCGCGCTGGCGCGCTGTCAGCCGCGACCAGTTGCCGATCGTCGAGGCGAAGAGCTTCTCGGCGGTCGAGAGGAGCCGCCGGCCTTCGGCCAGGGCGAGCGCGTCCGCCACTGTCGCGGCTTCCGGAGGCGTAGCGAACAGGATGTCGCAGATGCGCTCTTGGAGTTGCGGCTCCTGCTCCGAGAGCAGCTTTAGTCCGGCCTGATGATCCTCCAGCCAAGTGCCGCGCAGCCGCGCCTTGCTGGCGTCGGTCAGGCCCCGAACGATGGCGACGGCCACCTCGATCGCCCTGCGCGAGAGGCCCGTGATCTCCGCCGCCTCCGAACTGAACGCAAAAATTTCGCTTTGATCCGCTCGGGCGGCCTTTGCCTTGGCGCTGCGGCGATCGCCGCCCCGGCGGCTCGCCGGATAGAGCGTCTCGTGGACCCGCTTCAGCTCGACGAGGTTCTCCGCCCTTTCGAGCTTTGTCAGCTCCTCGCGGTTGAGGTTCTCCGTAATCTCCAGCAGGCGGCGCCGTTCCGGCGTCAGCGCGGATGCCGGGATCACGCGCGCGTCGATCTCTGCCGCACCGCCGAGGTCGACTGCGGCGAGGCGCGTCGCGCCGGAGATCAGGGTGAAGCGGCCGGTGCCCTCGGCCGCCACGTTGACAGGATGCTGCGGCTGCCCGCCGTCGCCGATCTCCTTGCGCAGCGTCTCGACCCGCCACGGCTTCACCTGCCGGAGCCGGTCCGCCGGAACGTCGATCAGCGCGATCGGAATGCGTTCGTAGCGCGCTGCTGCCGCGTTGTTCATTGCCACCGCCCCCCTGCCGGAAATTCGTCATGTATGCGGCCGTCGAGCAGCCGCCCCGCTTCCGACTTCTTCATCCGCAGCAGCGTCGCGCCGTCGCTCTGATGCTCGAAGTCGTGGCCGAGGAAGGCGGCTAACCAGGCCGCGTCGCCGAAATTCAGCGGCCGCTGCGGGTTCCAGACTTGGCCGTCGCGCATGATCCAGGCTTCGCCAGCCAGCGTCGCGGCCGCGATCCGGTCGGCGATCTGGTCGATGTCGATCCAGCAGCCCCATTGCTTGAAGTTGAAGGCGATCCCGTTTTCGGCGCAGAAGTCCCGCGCGGCGCGGTGCCATGACGGGCGGGAGGGGCGCGCGCTCCGGCCGTCACTGTCGCTCTCACCACCCGAGACCAGCCAGCGGATGAACTCCCATCCGGTCCAGTCGACTGGCCCGAGTGCTGGCTCGTAGCTCACCCAGGTCGTCCAACCGCGGTGGGCGATCTCGGCCATTGGCGCGCGCCGCTCCTCGCGACCGATGCGGTCGAGCACGTTGTCTGCCGCCAGATAGTCGCGCATCCGCTCCGGCCGCTTGGTCAGCACCTGGAACACGTGCTGGGGAGAGAGAGCCATCACCGCGAACAAGCGGTCGATCCATGCGTCGGGCACGGCCTCGTAGAACAGGTCGGCATGTGCGCAGACGAAGATCATGCGCGGTCGAGCCCAGCGCAGCGGCTGCTCCAGCCATGCCTCGTTGAGGCGGACCTCGCCGTTCCAGACGGGGCCGTTGCTGGTGTCGATGGTCAGACCCGAGCGGCTGGGATGGTTCTTCAGGCGGGTGCCCGCCAGCTTCATGGCATAGCAGAACTTGCACCCCGGCGAACGCACGTGACACCCGGTGATGGGGTTCCAGGTGGCGTCGGTCCATTCGATGTCAGAGCGGTCAGCCATGCCGCCCCCCGCGATGACGCGCGCCCGCCGCCTCACCCCCCCGCCCGGCGGCGGGCGCGCTGGCCGTGGCGCTGGGGGGGCAGCGGCCCACGGTTTCGAGTGAACGGTTCATGGCCGGTTCTTCCTTCCGGAGAAGGCGAGCACGGCCACGATTGCAGGCATGGCGAAGAGGGCTGGCCAGCGGATGACGGCCGTGATCGTCGGCATGATCCACGCTGCGAGGCCGCCCGGAAGCAGCATGTCGAGGCAGATCGCGCCGAGGATCAGGATCGAGGCGATCAGCGTCGCCGAGACAAGCACCGCCCAGCGGTCGCTGGCAGGTCGCCGGGGCGGCAGGAAGGGGTTGCCGGGATCGCTCGCGCCGGTGTCAGCCGCCGGCAGGTTTGCGGACGGGCGCGGCCTCATCGACGCACCTCGTTGTCCGTGGATGGGCGGCTGTTTTGACTCGCCCCGGATAGTTGCGGTCTGATAGAACCGGAGCGCCGTCGCCCGTTCGGCCAATAACGGTCAGGCCATAGCGTCTGAACCGGGATGCCGAGCGCGACCGCGATCGCCTTCTCCGCTTTCGGGTAGGGCGAGCCGAGCGCGGCCGAGATTTCGCCGGCGGTGAGATTGACGTGGTGCGCGAATGCTCGCGAGGAGCCGTAGCGGCGCCTGATCTCGGCTAGGATGGCGTGACGGTCCCATGTGGTCGTGTGCTTTTGCACTCGGCTGCCCCCGCTTTTGATCGACCCGGCCCGCCAGCCGGTTCGATCGCGAATCAGTTCTGATTAGTCAGATGGTCCCAAACGGGACTCAATGTCAACCATTTGGGACCATCAGTCCGGGTGTAAACAGTGGATAGTGAGAGCGAGCAGCAGGAAACCGAACTGTGGCGCCGGCGGCTCCAGCAGGTCGTCGGCGACCATGGAGGGCCTTCGATGGTGGCCCGTCTCGCCGATATCCCGCTCCAGACGTTGAAGAACCACCTTAGCGGCCGCACTAAGAAGGCTCCGCTGGAGAACCTGAAGCAGATCGCCGCCGCCTGCGATGTCTCCTTCACCTGGCTCGCCGCAGTCGTTGATCCCGCGCCAGCCGACGAGGTCGTCAGGTCCCATTTGGAACCTGACGACGAAGCGGAACTGGTGGCGTTCGGCCATTCGCTGAAGCTTCGTCGTGCGGAGCATTACTGGCGGGTGACGACCCGAGCACTCGACCTGGAGCACATCCTCCCCGATGACCTGGTCGAGTTCGACGAGGATCGCAAACCGCGTCGCGGCGACATCGTGATGGCGGAGATCGACGACGGATCGGGGAAGCCGCGCAGGGTGCTCCGCCTCTTCGAGCCGCCGTTTCTGGTGACGCGCTCCTCCGATCGAGCGGCCGAGCGGACGCCGGTCGAGGTCGACGGCAAGAGGGTGCGCATCGTCGGCGTGTTCTGGCAGCTCCGGCGCATCCGCGGCAGGTCGGACTGA